AAAAGAAAAACAAGAAAAAGCAAAAGCTAAATTAAAAGCTAAAGAAGAAAAAGATAAACTTAAAAATAAAAAATAAAAATATTTTAATAAAATATAATTTTATAATTATATATAATATGACTATAAAATTAAAAAAAATATCAACTGCTATAAAAAAAGGTAAAAAATTTACTGCAGAATTTGAAATAAGAGATGATAAAAATAATAAAACTATAAAAAAAGTTTCTTTTGGTTATGATAATCCAGAAGATAAACTAAATGACTATACAAGACATAAAGATATTAATAGAAGAAATAGATATATTATTAGACATGAAAAAGATTTAACGACAAATGATCCAACTAGAGCAGGGTACCTTAGTTTATTTTTATTATGGAATAAACCAACATTAGAAGCAAGTGTTAGAGATTATAATAAAAGATTAAAAGTATATAATGACACTGGTAAATTTCCAACTAAAGATTTAATTGATGAAGCAAAAGAAATGATGGAAGGTGTTATCTTTGCAGATAGAATGGAGTTAGCATTTAAAGGGATAGGTAAAAGACAGTTTTCATATGAATTTAAAATGATGCCAAGAAGTCAAGCAGAGGCAGACCAAATACAAGAAATCATCTATGCATTTAAATTTAATATGATGCCAGAGTTTGTAGGTGATACAAAAGGAAGAAAATTAAAAGTTCCAAATACTTTTGATATACAATATATGTATCAAAATGCTGAAAACAGTTACTTAAATAAAGTTTCTACTTGTTTTTTAGAAAAAATGGATGTTTCTTATGGTGGTGAGAGATACAAAACTTTTGATGCATCATCAACTAACGCTGGTGCTCCACCTGTTGAAACAACTATATCACTAAACTTTCTAGAGATAGAACTAATTACAAGAGAAAGAGTAGCAGAGGGTTTCTAATATGTATTTTAAAGAGTTTCCAACAATACCATATGATGCAGAGGGGAATGGTAAATTTAAAGATGTTAAGAATTTACTTAGACGAGTAGGTGTCAGAGCAAAGATAAAAGCTAATACTTCACTATATGACACTTATGATGTAAAGAATGGTGAAACACCAGAATCTATCGCACATAAATTATATGGTGATTCTGAACTGCATTGGGTAATTTTATTATTAAATGATGTTACTGATAGATTCCACGATTGGCCTATGTCAGAGGCTCAGTTTATAAAATTTGTAAATGACAAATATGATAATGTAGATGCAATACATCATTATGAAATACCACAATCTTCTGGTGATACATCTAAAAAAATTAACATTGGCACAAGTAATGCAGATTATCCAACTGCAACTGCAATCACTAATTTTGAACACGAACAAGAACAACAAGATAAAAAAAGAAAAATAAGATTATTAGACCCTAGTTTTGTGCCATCATTTGTTGGTGAATTTAAATCTTTAATGAATGAGAGTATTATTTAATGGCAAAACTAAATTATGCTGGTGAGTATAGTGTATCCCATTTAAAATTAATGTCATCATCTGGTAATGTCGTTGACTTATCACGAACATATATTTCTTTAAGTTTATTTGAAGATATATTTTCAACATCAATGACAGGTATTATTGTTCTCACAGATGCAAATAATATATTAATGAATATGCCAATCACAGGACAAGATTATCTCTCTCTAAAAATAGAAACACCTAGTTTAGAACAACATGCGATAGATTACACAGAAACAGTATTTTCAATTACTAAAGTTGATACTAGAATAGATGCTAAAGGAGCTCAAGTTGTACAATTACATTTTTGTTCACCAGAAATGTTAAGAAATCAAAGAACAAGAATTTCTAGAAGTTACACATCAACAATTAGTAATATTGTATATGATGTATTAAATAATGCAAAATATATTAACACTAGTAAAGAACTTTTCATAGAACCAACTAAAAATATTAGAAAATTAGTCGTTCCGAATAGTCATCCATTTGACTTAGTTAGAAGATTAATGAGAGAAACAGAATCTAATGAATATAGTTCACCACATTACTTATTTTATGAAAACACACTTGGTATACATTTTAGGTCAGTAGAAAGTCTGTTTAGACAAGCAACAACAGGATTTTATCACGCTGGAGATGTAGGTAATATTGACAAAAAAACTAATGTGGAACAAGAATTTTATAGGGTAATAAATTACAATGTAAACTCAAATAACGATACAGTTGCTAATATCATAGGTGGTATGTTGGCATCTAAAATAATAACTCATGATGTAATAAGTAAGTCATATAGTGTAGATAGACACGATTACTTTCAAGATTTTTATAAATATAAAAGAATAAACTATAATAATGTTGGAAAGGATAATCCTATTTACAACGAAGTATCACTAGACGAGTTTGGAAATAATTTAGGTAATTTTGATGATTCAGTATTACATGTACACCCTACATCAACAATAAATGGAAATGATGCTCAACATTATTTTGAATTAAAAAATGGAAATAAAATTACGAAATACACACCTAATGCATTATCAAAAACTTATCTAAAAAGAAAGGCGAAGTTTATGGAATTAAATGCTGGTACAAGTGTAACTATGCAAGTTAATGGCAATACAACCATAGCGTGTGGAGATATTGTAGAATTCAATATGCCAGTAATAGGAACAGAACACACTAAAGATTCATCTGATATTTACTATTCAGGGCGATATTTAATATCACATTTAAGACACATATTTGATGCACCAAGCAAAAAACATCAAATTGCTATGACATTAGTTAAAGATTCAATATCACAAGAACTACCACAAAACAAAGATGGAACAGAACCTAAAGGAGATAAGGGAATGTTACATACACAATTCTATTAAGGAGGCAACTATAGTAAAAATTATATCATGTTTGATTAATCAACAAAAATTTGGAGTTTAATATGACAAATAAAGCTAAAAACAAAATTAAGAACATGAATTTTTTAAGTCAACCTAGAACTAGGGAAAGAAAAATTGATATAAATAAAACAAAAGAAAACTATAGAAAAGACAATGAAAACATTTCAACAATTACAAGAGGGATTATACGACCCCAACATATTTAAAGCATTCTTTATGGCAGGTGGGCCTGGTAGCGGTAAATCATATGTCGTGAAGAAATCTACAGGTGGCACAGGATTAAAAATAGTCAACTCTGATGAAGCGTTTGAAAGACTTCTTAAGCAGGCAGGATTAAGTCTAAAAATGCCAGATAATGAAACAATACCAAGAGATAAAATAAGAGATAAAGCAAAAGCAATAACTGATAAAAGAAAGGGAAATTATGTTGAAGGTCGTCTAGGATTAATCATAGATGGCACAGGAAAAGACTATAATAAAATTACAAAACAAGCATCTGACCTAAAACAATTAGGATATGATGTGCATATGATATTTGTAAACACATCACTTGATGTTGCACTTGAAAATAATCAAAGAAGAGCAAGAACTCTGAAAGATAGTATCGTCAAAGATTCATGGAATCAAGTGCAAAAAAATATGGGTAAGTTCCAAAGATACTTTGGTGGCTCTAACTTTATCATAGTGGACAATAATGAAGTTGACAAAGATGGTAGATTATTTGATGCTTGTTTCAAAAGAGTGAAAGGACTTTTATCTAAGAAAGTCATAAATCCTATGGCAAAAAGGTGGATAGAACGAGAGATTGCAATCAGAAAAAGATAACACTTGACAATACTTGTTTGAAGCTAATATAATGTCTTATGAATTTTGAAAAAATATATGTAGATTATCCAGAAATCATTGTTTATGACAATGTTCTATTAAGTAATGATTGCAGTCAACTTGCAGATTATATGATAGATATCAAAAAAAACAATCCAATACAATCTGGTATGCCGTGGGAAAAGGGCAACAATATGTTCCTACAAGATATTCCAGAAAAATTCAAGAATTACCTACTATCTTATCGTGATGTACTAACTTTGATTGTATCAGAAGAATACGAAAAAACTCTATACCCAACTCATAGTGATATGGTATTGTGGAATGAGGGTGATTTTATGATACCCCATGTTGACAATGGCTCAAGAGGAACAGAACAAGATAAAAGTATTCTAGGGTGCAGAGAATATAGTGCAGTAACCTACCTAAATGACGATTTTGAGGGTGGCGAAACATTTATTGAGGGTTATACCAATAAACCATTATCTGGGTCTGTGGTGGTCTATCCTAGTGCATATGAGCACGGCGTAAATGAGGTAATTAAAGGAAAAAGAGTTACTTTTGCTATGTGGTTTACCCAAAACAACACCAAAATAGAAGAAATCCACTAAAAAAACTTGTAAATACCAATAAAATCAACTACTTATACCCTTGACAATACCTGCCAAGGGCTGTTATAATGGGTACATAATTAAGAAAAGAGAGGTAAATATGAGTAATTTACATAACGAGAAAGCATTAGAATACTATTACGAACAAGGTCTTGAAATGGGTATGACTGAGGAAGAAGCAGAAGAATATGCCTATGAAAGATTTGATGGGGGTATGTAATGGAAAGGTTAATGCCCTCACACAGTAATAGTTACGAAAGTTACAAATATCAGTTATTAGAATATACAAAAACTAAAAGATTAGAAACATGGGATAATGAGTATGCTGTGCATTATCTAGTAGATGATAAAGCAGATACAAAGAATATGAATAATTGGAAAACAGAAACATTTTATTTCCTAGATGAAGCAGAGAGGTTTTATGATACAAGATAAGTTAGAATTTAATAATGAGTTGAAGCTCATTAAAGCTATGATAACCAACAATGAAAATGTTAAAGAATTTATTGATGCGTTAATTATGATGAACGAAAAAGAGGTTGAAAAACTAGAAAAAGATATGGAGGCAAAATGACAGAAGAAGAATATCACCAATGGGAATTGGAACAACAGGAACAAGAGGAAGAAGAAGCAAAGAAACCTGCTCCGAGAGAGTGGTATAATGTTTTTCACGATACTTTCACACCTAACATTTGGCGTGAAGCAAAAAAATATTTAGAAAAGAAGTGAATATGAGTATTGAAAAAAGACTATTAAAACTATTGAGAGAAGAAGTTGAAAACTTTGGTTTAACACCTCATATAAAGCGTGTACTAGAAGATGAAGAATATGCAGCTAAACAAGGTGGTGATAAACCAGATGTTTCAGTAGAAGAATTTGATAACTTTATGAATGGGAGATGAATAATGACATATGAAGATTTACAAGACACTATGATGAAAATTGTAGACAGGACTGAGATAGATATAAAAAATCTAATAGAACAGTATAATGAGAAAGCTAGAAATGGTCAGGCAAAAACTATTGATGGCGATACAGTAGACCCACACGAAATAGATGATGGTGATTTAATCTATGCAATCGCTGGTTTACAAGCTAAATTAGAATCTATATTGGAGAGTTAGATTATGCCAAAAGGTATGCATATGGTGATGGGTTTATCATCACTAAATACTAGAAAGAGAAAGTTAAAGATAACCAAACAGAGAATGTTAGAGTTAGTTGAACAACATAGATTGCATAATAAAGAAATGAAACAATCTAATAAACTTGATATGATGATGACATTTGATGAATATCTTGATTGGAGTTTTGGTAAAAAGAAATTACCAAAGTCAAGTAAAAGTAATTTTACACCAATGAATAGTATGACTATAACAACCACTAAGAAATATCCTAGTCATATATCAGACAAAGTTGATAAATATGCTTGTAGTAAAATGAATGATGAATTCAAACACAAAGTCAGTAGTAATTATGTGATAGGGCAAGCTTACAATAAAAGTGGTTTACAAGTATTGACAAAGAAAGAAACACAGGATAGTGCTACAGGAAAAAGGAGATAATGAGTGTAAAGAATTACACAGTATCATTATGTAATAGGAACGAAATAAAAGAATTTATAGAAACCTATCACTACTCTAAGAATATAAATGGTATCAGTTCACCATATTGCTTTAAACTGTTAGACAATGGTGATATGATTGGTGCTATGGTATATGGATATATTGCTATGCGAGGTGTATGGAAAAAGTATGCCGAAAAAGAAACAGATTTAATAGAATTAAGAAGATTGTGTTGTATAGATGATACACCTAAAAACACAGAGAGTTATTTTATAGGATACACTCTAAGGTGGTTGAGAGATAATACTGAGATTAAGAAAGTAATTAGTTATGCTGATGAAACTTATAATCACAAAGGTGTTATATACAAAGCAAGTAATTTTAAACATCTAGGTATGACAAAGAATGGTAAGGTGATTGTATATAAAAATAAACTATATCACGACAAGACAATTAGAACTAAGAAACCATATGCAGAAAGAATTAAGACTGCACTAGATAATGGAACTGCTCATTACAGAGATACTTTGGGAAAACACATATATATGTATGAACTAAGGAGAAAATAATGTTTGGAGATATCAAAGTGCCTTTTGATAGTGTTATGTTATACAATGTGGCAAAATTAAAAGAAGGTGTTACGATTACAGATGTTGAAGAACATCTTGGCACAATGTGTAACATAGTAAAAAACAAATACAAAGGATTTCTTGCTGGTCAAGTTTTTGAGTATGCTGGATTTGTCAGTAAAGAAGGTTCAGTAGGTGATTTAGGGCCAGAGGGTAATCACATTGCGATTATTACATATTGGACTACATTTGATGAACACGAAAGAAGTCATGCAGATACAGATTTTAAGAATGAGTTTTGCAAACTATTAGAGTTTTGTGAAGACACAAAAGAACTTGGTTACAAATTAATGTGGCAAGGTGAACAAGAGTTAGATAACTTATATAAGGAAACAGTAGAAGGATGTTAAAAGTATTATTAATAATCTCAGCAATGGGTATAGAACAAACAATGGAATTTCCAGATATGGAAACTTGTTTAGAAGTTCGTTCATCAATTATGATGCAGAATGAAAATGCAGAAGCATTGTGTATTCCTGCTGGTGCAGAGGATTTAACAATGAAAAGAATGGATAGATTTTTTGACAAGTTTATGGAAATGGTTGAAAGATTAGAACATAGACAATTATACGAAGATTTGGGTGAAACCCTAGATTTAGACGAATTAGAGTAAAAAACGACCTCGTAGAACGCTCATATAGCGATTTTAATAGGTTAAGGTATACTATGATACCCCTTAAATTTGCCACTTTAGCTCAGTTGGTAGAGCAGTTGTTTTGTAATCAGCAGGTCGTCAGTTCAAATCTGACAAGTGGCTCCAACATAAATAACAGATGAAATTATCATTACTCACATTTGTAACATCTCTGGCGATTGCATCAGTCGCTGCTTGGTATTCAATTATTGGATTGACTGCAATATTCTCAGCGGCAGTTATACCAATTATTATTATGGGTATCGTATTAGAGATTGGAAAACTTGTCGCCGCTTCTTGGGTGTACACTTATTGGAATGAAACTACAAAACTACTTCGTGCATATTTGGTATCAGCAGTTGTTATCTTAATGTTGATTACAAGCATGGGTATCTATGGATTTTTATCTAAATCACATATTGACGCTGGTGTAGGTACAAATCAAACTTATGTGAAAGTAGAAAGATTAGACAGTCGTATACAAAGTGAACAAAGAGTAATAGACAGAGCAGAGAAACAATTAAAAACATTAGATGATGCACTAGAAAGATACATTGAGTTGGGTGTTGTATCAAAAGGACTACGAAAAAGAGAAGAACAAGAACCAGAGAGAAAATTACTACAATCTACGATTACCAAATCACAAAACAAGATTGACATATATCTAGATGAAAAATCAGTATATGAGTTAGAGATAAAAAACTTTGAGGTAGAGGTAGGACCTCTGAAATACATTGCTGCTCTGATATATGGTGATGATGCAAAAAGTATGTTAGATGAAACAGTTCGCTATGTGATACTGTTACTGATATTTGTATTTGACCCACTTGCCGTATTGTTACTGATTGCCGCTAATCAATCGTATAGAAAAGAAAAACCTGTAGAGAAAGAAAAACCACTACCTGTCAATGTGGGTAAAACAGTCCGAAGTGCAACAGTCAATAAAGGTGTTAAGAAAGTTACCAAAGAACGAGATGGCGTGAAGATACACTTCTATGAAGAAGATGATGGAAAAGGGTAAAAAAAACTTGACAATCCTTGTACGAAGCTGGTATACTTCTTGCAAGTTATAATAACAATAATAAACAACAAGGAGTTATAATGAAGAAACTATTAATTGTATTGCTACTTTTGGGTAGTTATCCAAAAGCACATGCAGAAGATGCTATTTCCTACAATGTAGGTGTTATGTCAGATTATTGGTATCGTGGTGTATTTCAATCAGAATCAGCAGTTATGTTTGGTGCAGATTATGAGAAGAATGGAATATATGTCGGAACATGGTTTGCTGATGTAGACAAAGGTTTGGAAATGGACATCTATGGTGGATATGGATTTACTGTATTAGGAATGGATTACTATGTGGGTGCAACAGGTTATTACTACACAGATGATTTTGATTCTGATTATGAAGAATTAAATACAGGTGTATCTTACAATGGTATATCATTTGATTATGCAGTTGGAAAGTATAAGACTGCAACAGAGCAAGATTATACATTTTCGGAAGTTACCTATAATATTATGGACAATTTATCAGTCAGTTATGGTGAATGGGGAAAAGATTTGAAAGGTAGTGTAACAAGAATTAATTTTAATAAAGAAGTTAAAGGATTAGATTTAGGTGTTGAAATTGGTAAGAACGATTCCGACACAACAGGCGCTGAAAAATATGTTGATACTACATATGCAACATTCAGTTTAGGTTTGTCATTTTAAAGGGGGTGAACTCAGATGGCTGGCAAAACAGAAAGTGTTGGTGGAATGTACATAGGAAAACATTTCAGTAGACAAGATAAACAAAGACAGAACGATAATTTCTTAACAGGTGAAACTTGGAAAACTGTTCCAAACACCGACTTTGGATATTATTCCTCTATGGGAAGATTTGCAGTTAAAGTAATGCACGACTTTCCTAATCAAGGTGCTTACTTATGCACCGAAGATGAACTTAGAAGTGAGATTAACTTTTACGCAAATTCAGATAATATAATGAATGAAGCAGAGGGTTACACCAATATAGATTATTACGAAAAATTTATGCAACAAGCACAAGAAGAAGAAAAGGAACAAGAAGAAGAAAATGTATGAATATAGATGTAAGGTAACAAGGGTGGTTGATGGCGACACAGTAGATGTTGACATTGACTTGGGTTTTGGTGTGTGGTTACACAAAGAACGAGTAAGAATTTATGGAATAGATACACCAGAATCCAGAACCAGAGATTTAGAAGAAAAGAAATATGGACTTGCCGCTAAGGAATTCGTCAAACAATTCGTCAAGGGTGGAAAGAATATAGTTCTACGCACTCAGAAATATGATGCAAAGGGAAAGTTTGGGCGTATTCTGGGTGATATCATAGTAGACAATGTATCAATGTCGGATACTATGATTGAGGAACATCACGCTGTACCCTATTATGGACAGAGTAAGAAAGAAATATCGGAAAGTCATATCAAGAATCGTGCATTAGTGAAACTTGCATAGATATTGTGTAACAAAACTTTCACACAATATAAGTATTAACTTATATAAATAGATGTGTATAACCACAAAGGAGTATAAAATGGAATATGTAGTTGCAGTAATGTTGCTCTGGGCTTGGTGTTTTTACTGCCTATTAGTAACAAAATGTCTTGGCAAGTAGACTAAACTTGTCTAAATAATACTACGCATAGGACATGCGTGAAAAGTCCACCTAGTTGAAATCGGATTAGGAGGCAATCATGGTAGAAAGTAAAATATATCGTGGACAAGAGGTTAACGAAACAGTAGAACACAACGAGATAGACACTAATCAGTTAGTGTATCGTGGTGTAGGTGTTAACACTTCATATTTTGACCTTGCAAGAGTAAGAGCAAGTCATATGAAAAAGAAAAGTCCACTCTACTATCGTGGTGTTGTTTATAACATCACATAACCAGCAAGTTAAAAAACTGCACACAGGGGTAAGGGTAGAACCCAGAACAGATATACAGCCTGATGGAAATCCATAAATAAGTGCTGGTACAGAATCTAAATCTACCCACCTAATTTATGAACCAGCGAGGAACTATTATGTCAGAAATAGAAACCACCGAAATGGGATATCTGGTCAACGCCGAAGATTGGTCAGAAGAACTTGCTACGCAGATGGCAACACAAGAGAAACTAGAACTATCCGACAGACATTGGGATGTGATTAAACATTTACGAGATGAATTCTTTAACAATGGTGGTAATCAACCCAATACCAGAAAATTAGTCAAACACTTTGAGAAACTATGGGGAGAGAAGATAGACGCCAAAACACTCTATGACTTATTTCCAGGCGACCCTAGTAAACAAGGGGGAAGAATCTCTGGACTACCAGAATCCAGACGAAAAGGGGGTTACTAAATGAAATACAATGAACAAGCAATACTACGCAAGATAGAAAAATACATAGAATCCACTTACAAACAACACTACGCTAGTCAAGACAATCTACAAGCAATGGACATCTTTCGTTCACTCAAGATAGATAAGAACTTCTGCCAGGCGAACGCAATCAAATATCTACTTCGCTATGGTAAGAAAGATGGACACAACGACAAAGACCTCTACAAGGCGATTCACTATATAGTTCTACTATTAGCTAACAAGTAAGACGCAATTTTTTAAGACTATGGCAAACCAACAGAAAACTTACATACATGTCAATCAACACAAGATAAGAAGTAATCTCAAGAACAATGAGAGTGAACCATGTATTACAGTTAAGAAGGGTAAGAGTAACACCTATTGCCACGAAGTACATATCAAAGGCGATTCCAAAGTCATCTATGGGGGGAACGACAAACCACTTCTCAGTTGTGGTGCAAGGGTCGTCATAGAAACAAACGCCGAAGTAGTCGCCATACTCAACGAAGATATGTGTAAGTATCCCATCTCAGAATATCAGAAGAATGCTAACAGTAAACTACTAGTTATTGCCACAGATGCCGAAAAATAGACCATTTCCATAAAGACAAAGAAAAAAAGGTCAGGATAGGATTCAGGACTTTTCCTACAGAGTAAGTCTTTGATATTTCTTAGAGAACTCACCACAGAGTACCACAAAACACCACTTTGCTTCACGATTGCTAAATAGATAAAAGAATATAACTTAGTGTGATATAAGTTTGCAAGGTATCGCTTGCTGCTGCTCCCAGACCCTGAGCAAAAATGCTGCTGCCCAGAGGCTGCCCAGAGGTTGCCTCAGGGGAAATTGTTCAAAAAATGTACAGAACCTGCCGAAAATGCTTGACAAAACCTGTTGCCAGCTGGTATACTGGTCCTACATTGTGGGGGAAGGAACGCAAGAGCCGCTCCTGGCTGCTAAAAAAAAGAGAAAAAGCAGGTAAAAAAGACTTGACAGAACTTGTTTCAGGCTGATATACTGGTCCCATAATGAGAAACAGAGAGGACAATATGAAGAAATTAAGATTTACAGTTGAGAAAAACTACTCAGAGAGAGATTCAGAGTGGTTTTATGATGTTGTTGACCACCACCCTTTAGCAGAAAGGAGAGTAGTTGGTTGGTATACTGTTAAACCTTCTTGGGAAGGCGACAGAAACTATGGGTATACTGCTGCGAAAGAGATGACAGATGACTTGAACTCAAGGTTTGGTTATGCTAGTGTTGCTTATAATTTAAGAATGGAGGCGTCATAATGAATATGTTAACAGAACTAAATGCTTATATGTCGCCGAGTGATGAAGCTTCACTTTGGAAAGGTGTTCCAATGAAATACCTGCCCCTTATGAAGAAACACTTTAGAGGTGAATTCAAGTATAGACCGAGAGGTGGTACATATAGAAACACTAGACACAGTTGTACAATGGTTGACGCTACTTCGTTTGCCGTATACAGTCTAATGCCAGAAACACACAAAGAGAGAGGGTACGCTTAATGTATACCCTATACTATTACAGAGATGAAGCATATTGGACATTTGCGTTCCCTATGCAGGCGTTTGACTTCGCCGAAAGAAATGAAAAGACCAATGGTACAGAGTATGTCGTGATGGATGATGATGGCTACTTTGTGCATAAGAAAGATTTGGTATCGCCTAGTGGGGTTGGTGTCGGTTAGAGTAACACTAGGCAGTACCTGTAAGGTGTTAGACCTAAGGGCAGTTAAAAGAGTGTTAGGTATGTATAAGTGAACACAGAGAAGCTTATCTACTTAACCCCACCTTACTTAATTTATGTTGTAGTTCTCTCTAGGAGCGCTCAGAGTAACACAGAGTTACTTGGTCGGGCGCTCCATCTTTTTACCTAGAGAGGGGCAGGGGCCCTTTATTCTGAGCAGGCTTAGAGTAATCTATAAATGTAATAAGTATCCAAAGAGATATCTAAGAGTACCCCCCTAACCTCTTAGCAAGTGTAAATACAACAACAATGAAATTTTTTTTTGGAGGCAGAAACAGTATGAGAAGTTGGTTCAAAGAAAAACCTGTATGGTGGTATGTCTATCTCTTAGCGATGGCAGGTGTTTATCTAGTCATTGGGGTCTTATTGATATTAGGTGTATTGGGTATAGAGGATTTAGCGATGCAAAGAAATGTTTAAATTTATTTTACAGATACTATGGTATGGGTTCTGGTTATATCTATTTGCATTTATCTTTTTATTGGTTGCATATAGTTGACAAAACTTGTAGGAGTAGTGTATTATGGCATATGAAGATGTATGGTGTATCACTTGTTGGAGTGAGGAAATGTTGAAGAAGAAACATTTAACAATTGATTGTTCTGGCCCAGATGGTAATGCATATCAGTTATTGGCATTGGCAGAAGATTTGGGTCGGCAGATGGGTTGGACTGATAGACAGTTGGACAAGTGTTTGACCGAGATGAAGTCTAGTGATTACGAACACTTGGTGCATACCTTTGAGCGTGCCTTTAGTTTTTATGTTACTCTCAAGTTTGATGTGCATCCCTCTAGTAAACATTTTGGAAAATGATTATGAGTAAGAGTAAAAAATATACAGTTTACATTACCAAACATTTAGAACCTGTTACCATTGAGGCAGAAACTCAAGAGGAGGCAGAGAAGTATGCTAAGAGTTGTATTGATTTGATTGATGTACAAGAGATAAAGGTCTTAGCAGTTGGGCAGTATGATAGTCAACCTGTGAAGAATCTTGAGGTGCGAAACACCAAAAACAAATGGTAAGGTTGAAAAAAACTGCGAAGCGTTTCTCTGAAGCGAGGTTGAATGGAAGTTGCGTGTATATAAATAATGGTTAAACTTGGGAGAAAGGAATGAAGTTATTGTTGCTGGGGGCTGGTCTATTATGGACTTTGTTGATATACGGACCTAGTCTGTCTTATGCGTGGGTGATTGCATTGAAGATAGTGATTGCGTGTATCTTTTGGACTGTGGCAATGGAATACTTTTGTGGAAAGAAGTTTAGAGAATGATGGAAAATATTTTTGTTAAGTTAAGTGAAATGTTAACAACGACCATACTGAATGATTTGTTGTTAACAATATTTTATTAGGAGTGAAGTTATGGTTACGATTGGTATTATTACAGGGATAGTATTTTATGTGGGTTGTGTCTATCTGTATTTTCTATTGGATAGAATGGTAGACAAGTTAGGTGAGATAGATGACCGCCTAACCGAGATGCGAATTGATATGGCAGTTACGCAAACCGAAATCAAACGAGCACAAGAGTTGGTGGAACGCAATATTGATACTGACCCTTATCCATCTTCAATTAAAAATTAGATGAGTTTAAAAAATTTATCCG